GCTTCATCTAAATATTCAAAGGTATTTATTCTATTTCCGTGTACTTCGCTGCTCATTGCTCGTGTTTTAAAATGGTTGCTTGTATTCTATGCCTGACCTTGCAGTACATTTGAATGGTGTCAATTACTTTCTTTGTGGTTTTACGCTTCCCGGATATAATTAGAGTAACAGCCGATTGTTTTAGATCATGCTTTTCAGAAATATTCTTTATGTCATCACGGGTTAAAAGAGACTTTGCCACAGCGGCCATTTCGTCGTTCAAATATGCTTTCATTTGGTTTCTTGTTTAAGGTCTATTTCGGCCACTGCAAATAAATTAGGGTCAAGTGTTCGCTGAATTATCATGTAAAAATATCCGCACTGAAGCATCAATGAATTGTTTTGATCACTGTAATAAGTAATGTAAAGCGGCTTTTTAATCAGGCTTTGTGCTTTAAGGATATTTATAAAGTTCCATAAATAAAAAAAGCTGTCGCCAATTTTTACCTTTTTAAGACCAAATCCTAAATCACCTGTTTCAGTTTCATATTTTAATTCTCCCATCCCATCACATTTAGGGCAATCAAAATCTCTATAATAGCCCCTATACTCCCACTCAACGTCACCAACACCCATACACTCTTCGCAATCTTTGTAACCGGATTTAATTTCAGGGACAGTTTTATACTTTAAAAAATCATCAGCCTGCCAGTCCAAAGGAAACATCATGTTTGCTTGGGGTATAACTGATTCGACCGCTAAATCATTTGTTTTTGTTACATCAATTAAAGTGTCTTCTTTTTTACACCAAACCATTCTATGCGCTTCAGTCGCGTAAACGTATTCACCTTTTATAAAGGGCGAAGTAAAATCATCGCGTGTATTATCAGGGTCAATGAATAAATCAAATACTTCTTTCATGCTTTTTTCTTTAGTGAATACCTGGCAAATCTTTTATCTCCTTGTTGCACAAGTTCGGTTTCAATATCTAAACCTTCCTGACGAATTTCTAAGATTCTAGCTGACAACCTAAAGCAACCGAATAGATTCAATGCTTCAATAGGGGTTATACTTTGGCCGCTTAATAACCTGTTTTTAATTAGGTCTGTCTGGCTAAATATTTGATCTTTCATTTAAGTTGAGGTTTATAGTTTAACTCGGCTTCGTGTATTTCAGCAAGCTTTTCAATAGCCATTTCAGAGCGCCTTTTCATTGCTTCTATTTTATTTTCATCTCGATCAATTTGAAACAATTTAACCCGATTCTTTGCGGGTATGCGATCAGAGAAAGTCATGTTTAAAGTTATTTGATCTTCAATGGCTGCAAACTCGTCTGATAATTCATCTACAATGCCCTTGTAATACGTTTGCCGCTTTATCTCGTCCATTATTAGACTTTCGGGAGTATCTACCAAGCAATAAGCTAGAACGGCTTTATTTCGGCCTGTCAGGTACATATAAGCTTGTAATTGCCATTCGTATATAGCTTTTACATCGGCTGCTCTAAATGTTCTAAGATTCCATGATGTTTTCGTATCAATAACATATTCATCCGTTAAGGCATCAGGAGTACCAACAATCCAATCTTTTTCAAAACGCGATTCATTCTTTAAAAGAAAGCCGAAATACGGTTTAATCAAATCCAGGCTATCTTGTTCGCACAAAAGGCCTTTATCAACCTGCTTACCAGAAATGTCTTCTTTAATTCCGTAAACGTGAGAATCGTAGATGTCATAAAGGTGAGTTATAGCACCATCAGGCAGCTCGTCTGGTGCATCGCGTTTAGCAATTAATTCAGTGAGCGTTTCATTTTGCTTTGCAGTGCGTTCTTCTTTTGCTGCTAAAGTGGCTAAGGACTGTAATTGCTTATCTGTAATTCTTTGAAGGTTCGTGCAGATATGATAAATGCCCGATGCTCTAAATCGTATGCCGTTAGCGTTAAATTTTGGCTCAATCATCTTTTTTCGTTTTTAGTTCATCAATCTTTTCTTGAACCATTTTAGAAAGGTCTTCATCTTCAGCAACAGTTTCAATGAGTATATCTAAATCATCTATTTCGGTGATCGTTTCCAAGTGATCCTGCATACGTTTGATTTGCTTTTGACGGCTTACAACTTCCGGGTCTGGTTTTTCAATCTGACCTTGTGCATTATCCACGTATTCAATATCGGTTCCTTCCCAGTCTTTAACTATCGACTGATCTGTTATGACAGCTTTTTGAAGGTAGTCTATACTCATGGGTGCATAACGTCCTAAAAGAAGCTTTAAAACGGTTTTTATACTCATTTCAGTTTCGTTAGTCTGCCAAACACCGTATTTATTCTTATAGGTTTTGGAATAGCGGCCAGCGTGTTTAGCAACTTGCTCTTTAGTCATGTAGAGTTCATGCGAATAGCCATTTGTTAATTCAAAAAAGGCCACGTAGCCAACGACTTTATCAGATGTTTTAGCCGCCCAATCGTAAGTATTGCCCCTTAAGGGATTTTCATCAACTAATTGCCCTTCGTAAACTTCAACACCGTTAATTTTTGAAAACATTCCGGTTCGTTGGCAAAGCTGAATAAGGCCCTTATAACCGATCTGAAATTGGCACATTTGCTTATAACTTCCATCAGATTGCTTTGTGTTGTAAGGAACCAGGTAAGCGAAACCTAGTGATGGAGTTACCAATAAATCTAAACTGGCTGCCGTTGCGGCTGCAAACATTATAGAAGTTGGATCGGCCTTAGCTAGATTTGCATTTTGCTGTACGGCTGTCATTACAGAAGTTAAGAACTGATTTGATCGCGCTCCTAACATTTCCTGAAACCTTGCTTTTACATCATCGCGATTGAGCAATGATTTAATGCTGTTTTCTTTTTTTTCTTGTATCTCATTCATGTTTTAATGATTTTGGGTTATTTTACTTGTTTAAAGGTGGTTATATCAGCACCGTAATTAGAACAAAAACGGCTTAATCTTTTTGTTGATTCTTCAGCCGGAAAAGTAATGGTAGTTATTTTACCTTTCACAACTCCTTTGTATTTAACTTTCTTCATCGTCCAGCATTTTAAGCTCCTTAGCTAATTCAAACATCTCTTTAAACGTGCTTTCTATCTTTTTTAAGCGGTCGTATTCCTGACAGCTTAAAACAACCGTGTTCACTTTGTAGGATGGTTCTTGCTTTTGAGATTTATCATTAGAGTAGATTTGCTCTATGCAGTCGGCTTGATTCTGCATGGGTCGCATTATATTAGTCGGGTAATATTTATAACCACGACCTTCTATATCAAACTCTAATTCCGTTTCAGGATCGTAATAAGGATAGTTAATAGGCCGTTTATTATTAATCTTTAAAGGCCCTGTTGATCGGCCATCGCTTAGGATGTACCTGTTACCATAATCTAGTTTCATTGTCATTCGTTTTTGACAAATATAGACTAAATGGTTATAGAACGATGTTAAAAAATGTTAAAAGCTACTTAATAAGAATACCGATGAACAGTAAAATAGCCAGACCGCCAGCAATGTTTCTTTGATTGGTTCGCTTTTCGGTAAGCGTATTTAAGTCAGTAATTAAAACGCCTTGTTCTTTAAGTTGATTGGTTATTAATTCCCGATCTCTTTGCATAATACTTATTTGGTCGTCTGCCTTTTGCAGATCAGCGTTTTTAGCTTCTAAAAGGTTCTCAGTGATGTTTAACTGTACCTTCAGCCTATCGTAATGTTCAAGGTCGTATGCTATCAGTTGCGCTTGTAGTATCGGAATGCAAACGGCTGTATCGCTGCCTGAAATATTCAAGAAGTTCTGACGGCTCGGCTGTGCGTAATTCTTCAGCCCGGTGCATAGGAGCATTGCGAATAGAATCCAAAGCGTTTTCATAAGCGTTTATTTCAATTTTAAGGCTGTCTCGTTCTATCCGAATGATGTTTAGAAGGCTGTCATTTACTTGTTTCTGCTTTAGAACGGCATCAACCTTCACCTGGTTTTCTAATATCCGGTTTTTCAGCTGTCCTGCTTTCTTAGCTTCTATTGCGTACAAAGTACTGACTAGAATAAGCACAATTACAAACCCGGCAAATAAAATTTTTGTGAATTTTTCGTTTGTCATCTTTCAAAAATAGTATATTTGAATGAATTGCATCTTTCGTAGATTGTTTTAATGATTGGTTAGCTCGACGGCCCTGATTCTCATGCGGGGCCGTTTTGTTCTTGAACATGATAAATATTCCGTCCAGACATCTAATCTGGAAGAGTCAAGCCTTGGGCCAGCTTGTGATCCTTAAGGGTTATAGGATAAGGCGTCCTTTCATGTTCTTTTTTATTTGCAGTTAATACCAATAAGACTATATTTGTACTTATATCTGAACAAGATAATCAAAGGGAGGCGGGGGCTTAAAGCCACAAGTGATTAAAAATAAAGTTGGCAACTTAATAGATAATCATGTACAGGAATAGCTCGCCACACATAGAAGATTCGTGAAAAGTTTTTAGCCATTTCTTGAAGCGAATAGGTGCTTGCCCGAAAGACAAGATAGGATTTAAGGTTATCCGAAAAAACAAAAACTTAGAAACGGGGTCAAAAAATTGGCTTCGTTTCGCTTTTCATAAGACAAAAAGTATATATTTGCCATAAAGTCGAGTGGAAGCGACTGAGAAAATCCCAAATAAAACCCTTGCTAGTGTGAGCCTTCCACCTCCGCTGGCAGGGGTTCTTTTTTTAAGTAATGTCTAAAGACCCAGCATTTTTATTTTACAGTTCTGATTTTTTAACAGGTGTTGCTGATCTTACATTTGAAGAAAGGGGTCAGTACATTACACTTTTATGCCTTCAACATCAAAAAGGGCGCCTAAGAAAAAAAGCAATTCAAATTGCCGTTCCTGGATTAAGTGATGATGTGCTTAAAAAATTTGAGCAAGACGAAAATGGTCTTTTTTTTAATGAAAGATTGGAGTTTGAAGCTGGAAAAAGAGCCAAACACGCTGAAAAACAAAGACAAAGGGCAATAGACGGATGGAAAAAAAGAAAACAAAAAGAAAGCCACGGCAATGCCACGGCATCTGCCACGGCAATGCCTTTAGAAAATGAAAATGAAAATGAAAATGAAATTGTAAATAGAAATAAAAGTGAAGTTGAAACTGAAAATAAAGACATCGCAGAAAAAAAAGAAGCATTCAATTTTTGGTGGGATGCTTACGATAAAAAAGTAGATCGTAAAAAATGCGAAAAGAAGTTTTTAAAATTATCAGTCGAAGAAATGCGGCAATGTTACGAGCATACAAAAAAGTATGTTCTTGCAACTAAAGATTCACAATTTAGAAGAAACCCTTTAACATACCTAAACAATGAAAACTGGAAAGAAGAACATCTTACAATCAAACGACAATCAAACAGAGAAAAAAAATCAATCCATCAAGCAGCTCAAGAGTTCCGAGACATCGTTGACAAAATCTAAGAACCCGCTCGAACTACATTTAGCCGGAGAAAAAAAAGAAAGCATTCGCTATTTATCGCTTAAACAACCAGATGCTTTAAAAAAAATTGTACTTAAATCTTTTGCGGTAGTTAGCGTTTGGTTTCCTGAATTTACAGAGCAAGCAACTAAAGAAATAGTCTTAAACGAATTTACAAGGGCTATTTCGCAACGTTATCCTGATTACCTAGGTGATGAACTAGAATTTGTTTTTCGTCGAGATTTGCCCACTCTAAAGACGTATGGAAGGCTAAAATTGTCTGACTTGTTTCAACTTTTGGATAATTACATGGAAGAAAGGGCTGTGATCCGAGAAGAAAACCACCAAAATCAAAAGGCTTTCTACAAAAAAGAAGAAAGTGAAGATCTACCTGGAATTGATTACGATTCGGTAAAAGAAAAATTTGCAGCCGATGCACAAAAAAGAAAGCAGAAACGCGAACAACAAAAACGCGATATTGACAGAACTAAAAATTATGATGCTAACTTAAACCCTGAATAATGGAACACCCAAAACAAAAAGTAAGAAAGAACTATCTCGATAAAGAAGCAGTTATTGAATACCAGAGAGAAATGTACAATCAGTATCATGAAGATGGTACCTTATACCCAAGTACCTTTGACATCTTAAAAAAATGGGGTTTTATAGAGATACCTGAAAAGCAAGAAAAGCGACTTTATCAAACAGCAAAGGAGCGAAGAAAGCATAAATACCCATTAATTACACCGAGCCACTCAAGTTGCCTTTACGACTTTAAAAAATTAGCTCTTGCATACCATTTTGACACGATGAAATTGAAGGAAAAGCGATGAAATAATGCGAAAACTTATCCAAAAATTACTAAATTGGCTATGGAATCCTATTCAACAAAAAATTGATCGGGATTTTGAAGAGCAGCCGCCTTACTAATAAATAAAACAGATACAATGAAAAACGAAAAAACGAAGCTAATTGGTGCAATACAACAATATCTAAAAAAGCTAGACACTAAAGAAAAAATAAATGCTATAAATCATATTAGGGAAGCAATACATGAAGAAAGTCCTTTTAAAGACGAGCCTGTTGATTTTGTTAGATGGATCGAAAATGAAAATGTGGTTGCAAATGATTACAACCCAAATAAAGTTGCCCCTCCTGAAATGGAACTTTTAGAAGTTTCAATAATGAACGACGGATATACTCAACCAATAGTAACTTGGGATAACCACGAAAAAGGAAAAACAGAAGTAATAGACGGTTTTCATAGAAATAGAGTAGGTAGAGAATCGAAAATAGTTAGTAAACGAGTTAAGGGATATTTACCCGTAGTCAACATTAGAAAAGAGCAATCCGGTAAAAATGATAGAATAGCTTCTACAATAAGACATAATAGAGCAAGAGGTAAACACCAGGTTGATGCAATGTCAGAAATAGTAATTGAGCTAAAAAATAGGAATTGGAGCAATGAAAGAATATCGAAGCAGTTAGGAATGGATCAAGAAGAAGTTCTAAGGCTTTGCCAGGTTTCCGGATTAGAGCATTTATTTAGCGATAAGGATTTTTCTAAAGCATGGGTTTCTGATGAATCAAATGAAAGGTACATTCCTGTTCACGATAAACTTTTACCTATTGAAATAGAGCAATACAGGGCCGGAAATACAAACGACCCTAATAGGATATTTCATACTTATGATAAATGGGAGTGCCACAAAGCAGGGTTTTATAAAAACAACCACGATAAATTAAATCACGAAGAATGCGAAAATAAATTTAGAGAAATATTGTGCGATTTAAACATGTTTGAAAAAGGACTAAAATTAGTTATTAGTGAGTGGAAAAACTCATGCGAACATTATTTAACAAATAACAGCATGAATAGGATAGCATGGTTAGGACAAGCGGCAGTTTGTTTTTTAAGCGGAGTTCCTTCAAGATATTCTGGTTCTTGGTTTGATATGCCAGAAAAAAAGCAGTCTGAAGCAAATGAATTGGCTTTAAAGTATTTAAATATTTGGTTAAAAAATAACGGAAGAGATCTAGTTGAAATGCACGAAGCAAGAAATGCGGGTAAACAAATAGAACTTTACTAAAATGAGCCGAAAAAAAGAATTGAACATATCTGTATTGGAAGCGTCAAAGAACAGAATAAGTAAAGTATTTGATGATTTTGAAATGGTTTACATAAGCTTTAGCGGTGGCAAAGACAGCACCGTCATGACACACCTAGTTTTAGAAGAAGCCAGGAGAAGAAAAAGGAAAGCAGGTCTTTTAATAATTGATTTAGAAGCTCAATATAAAGAGACCGTTGAACACATAAATGATATTATCGAAATGTATTCTGATGTAATTGATTTGCATTGGTTTTGTGGCGAATTACTATTGAGAAATGCAGTATCAGACTTTGAACCTAAATGGGTTTGCTGGGATGAATCAAAAAAAGATATATGGGTTCGAGATAAACCAGATTTAGCATCAGATCTCAACCAGTACGATTTTTACCAGCCTAAAATGGAGTTTGAAGAGTTAATGGTAATTTTTGGCGATTGGTACTCAAAAGGCAAAAAAACAGCTGCATTTATTGGTATTAGATCAGATGAAAGTTTGCATAGATATAGAGCAATTACATCAAATAAGGAAGGGCTAATGCATAAAGACTATAAATGGACTACAAAAGTAGGTTCTAACGTTTATAATGCATACCCAATATATGATTGGCGTACAGAAGATATTTGGGTGTTTCATTTAAAAAACAATCATTTGCCCCACAATAAAATATATGACCTAATGACTAGGGCCGGAGTTAAGTTCGGTGACCAGCGTTTATGCCAGCCTTATGGTGACGATCAAAAAAAAGGATTGTGGCTTTATCATATTTTAGAGCCTGACACATGGTATAGATTAATAAATCGAGTTAGTGGAGTAAATTCAGGGGCTTTGTATGTGAAAGAGAGAGGAAGTATAAACGGGAACACAACTATATCAAAGCCTGAAGGGCATACTTGGCAAACCTACACAAACTACCTTTTAAAATCACTTCCTAAAAAAACGCAAAACAATTATAAAGAGCGTTTTGAAAAATTTATTGCCGGGTGGCTGCAAAGGGGTTATACAGAGATACCAGACGAAGCACCGCATGATTTAGAAGTTAAATGCTGGGCTCCATCATGGAAAAGAATGGCTAGGTGCATTCTAAGAAATGACTTTTACTGCAAAGGCTTAGGTCAAACACAACCTAAGTCAGAAGCTTACGAAAAATGGAAACAAATAAAGCAAAAACGAAAACTTGAACAAGAACTGAGTTAAATAGGCAAACTTGAATCTCCGTTTGGATAAGCCCATGCACCGTTAGTAGTTGCAGCCCAAGCTGTATTATCTAATCCTGTCGGTATTGCATCTCCGTTGTTGTACGTGGTTGTTTTCAAGGATTGCTGCAACCAATACTGTGAACCAATTTGAACCCATGAATAATTGTTTCCGTCCGCGTCTTGGACTAAAGCTGTTGATGGCTCTACATCCGAAACACACCTTATACCTGCCCCATTACGTTTTTGAGTTTGAAACAGCCCTTCAAAGTCACCAAGTAATAAGCACCAGCTTGTTGATGCATTGTTTTGGGTTGTTGACCATAAATAACCCCTAATTCTTAATGAGTCATACTCACCTGGATTGGACAAGGCTTTCCTTTGGCCTGAGCCAAAAGCCTCAAAGTTTGTTGTATTTGTGCCTGCATCAGAAGGATTAATCCAATACGGATCTCCATCCGCTATCAATTTATCACTTTTAATGACATCCCAATTACTACTTATTTGCGTTATTAAAGAGTTAAAATCAGATTGGCTTGGAACCCTAAACCCACTAGGGGCAACACCCCTTGCATCAGTAGCCGCATACCAATTATAAAGCAACCCGTAACCCAACGCAATTTGTCCCGATGATTCAAATTCAATGGCGAACATCAAGCCTATGCGGCGGATTTCTTTAATGGCCGGATGACTCAATTTCTCTTCCAGGTATTTGCCCTTGGCTTCAACTTTCTCCAGTAGCTTTTCATCCAGGATCACATCAATGGTCGCTACGGCAGCAGCACAGGGAATCGGGTGACCGCCAAAGGTGGTGATGTGTCCCAGGATGGGATCGGAAGTGAGTACCTGCATGATCTCAGCCGATGAGATAAATGCTCCCATGGCCATTCCCCCGGCCATGCTCTTTGCTATGGTCAGAGTATCGGGCTGAATGCCGTAATGCTCAAAGGCAAAGAAAGTTCCCGTTCGACC